CTGGCCAGCAGCATGATGCGCACATTGCAGCGCACTTGATGATGGGCTTGTCGCCGCTGTTGCAGTCGCAGCCCATGGCGGCGATGGAATTGCAAAAGCACGTCCTGGAGCACATCCGCTTGAAGGCCGAGGAGGACGTTGAGGCTGAGCTGTTCCAGCAGTACGGCGTTGATCCTGACCGCTTGGTGTCTGCCATCCAGAAGGAGGGCATGGTGGCCTTGCGCGTGGCGCAGTACATGCAGGAGATGCGTGGCATGCAGGACCAGTTGTCTGGTGGCGGCGGCGAGGACCCGCTGATCGTGCTCAAGCAAAAGGAAATCGAGCAGCGTGCGGCGGCCGACCAGGCGCGTATCCAGGTGGACAACAAGAAGTTGGCCTTGGACCAGCAAAAGCAGGCGGAGACCGCCCAGATCAACCGCCAGAAGCTACAGCTGATGGCCAGCAAGCAGAATCAACCACGAGGAGTTCAAAATGCCGCTTAAAAAGGGTTCTAGCCAGAAGACCATCAGCTCCAACATTGGGGAGATGGTGCGGTCGTTCAAAGAGACGGGCAAGCTGGGCACCAGTAAGCCCAAGAGCAAGACGGCGGCTGTGAAGCAGGCGGCGGCCATTGCGTATGAGACGGCTGGCAAGGCCAAGAAGATGGCCAAGGGTGGCGATGTGATCAAGAAGGCCAGTGGCGTGCAGGGCCCGGCGATGGTTGTCAAGAAAAAAGATGGCAACCGTCCAGTAAAGATATACTGAGATGTCAGTGACCGCTTTCAGCTGGTGCGGTAAACCAGCTGCTTTTCATGGAAATGACCATGCTTGAATTTGCAGAAGCAGTTCTTAGGGAAATCAGAAAACTTCAGCAGCAGTCGGAGCAGATTGTGCTCAATGGCACGATCGCCGACATGGAGCGTTATCGCTTCATGATGGGCCGCCTTGAAGGGTTGAAGATGGTCGAGGATTCCGTGAAAAGTCTCTTGAGGAAAGTCACGGACGACGACGATTTAACCAACTGAAAGGAGCCCCGTGGAAACTACTGAAGTACCTAGCATCAACATGACTGCCCTGGAGCGCAAATGGGCCGAGGAAGCCGCGAACAAGCGTCCTGCCTTGGAAGATGCGTATAGCGACAGTGGGTTTGACCCGCAAAAGCTCGACCAGGCCGTCATCGACACCATCCCCAAACCTACTGGGTGGCGCATTGCCATCCTGCCTTATCGCGGCGCTGAGAAGACCAAGGGCGGCATCGTCCTGGCCGAGGAGACGCAGCGCAAGACGCAGCTTGCCACCGTGTGTGGCTACGTCTTGAAGGTCGGGGACCTAGCCTACGCCGATGCGAACAAGTTCTTCACCGGTCCGTGGTGCAAGGAGGGGGATTGGATTGTGTTTGGCCGCTACGCTGGGGCCCGCATTCCGATTGATGGCGGGGAGATTCGCCTTTTGAACGACGACGAGGTCTTGGCGGTGCTCAACGACCCCAACGACATTCTGCACATGTAAAGGAAAAGCAATGGCAAACGAACAGCTTGAATTCAAGATTGGAGAGGGCGAGGAGCCCGCTACCGTGTCTTTGGGGGAGGACGGGACGGCCGAGGTGCTGGACAAGCCTCAACCCCCTGTTGTCGAGACGACGCAGCCCGCTGAAGAAGGCGCTGGCACGGAGATCGACAGCTACAGCGACAACGTCAAGAAGCGCATTGACAAGCTCACGGCCCGCCTGCGCGAGACGCAGCGCCGCGAGCAGGCGGCAATTGAGTACGCCCGCAGCGTCCAGATGCGCGCCCAGCAGCTTGAGCAGCAGGTGATGCACACCGATGGCCAGCGCCTTGGAGAAACCAAAGGCCGCATCGAGACCCAGGCCGTAGCACTTAAGCAGATCATCCGCAAGGCCCGTGAAGAGGGTGACGTGGACACCGAGACCGAGGCGATGCAGCGCCTGGCTGTGCTCAGCAATGAGCAGGTCAAGCTGGCGGCCGACGAGGCTCAGCGGGAGGCCATGCTGGCACAGCAGCAACAGCAGCAGCCGGCCCAGCAGATGAACATGCAGCCCCAGTATCAGCAGCAGTTTGCCCAGCAGCAGGTGCCGCAGCAGCCTGCTCAGGTGGACCCCCGGGCCGAGGAGTGGGCGGAGCAGAATCCCTGGTATGGCCGGGATACGGTCATGACCCATGCCGCTTGGGGCATCCATCGCCAACTTCTTCAAGGCGAGGGGTTTGACCCCAACAGCGATGAGTATTATGATGAGTTAAGTCGTCGGGTTCGCGAGGCGTTCCCCAAGAAGTTTCAAAGTCCGACGCCGACAAACAACAGGGCTTCCGGTCCCGTGCAAACGGTTGCTCCTGCTTCCCGGTCTTCCGGGATAAACAACGCACGCCGCACTGTCAAATTGACCCCAAGTCAAGTTGCAATTGCCAAAAAGCTGGGTGTTCCTCTTGAGGAATATGCCAAGTACGTGAAGGAGTAAAAGCCATGAGCGACGTCAAGATTCCAACCCTTTCCCGCAATTCACGCGAGAGCGAAGCTCGCGCGAAAGATGCGCGACGCAAGCCCTGGGCACCCCCTTCTCGACTGGATGCGCCCCCTGCACCTCCTGGATTCAAGCATCGTTGGATTCGTGCCGAGGCAGGCGGGGTCGAAGATCGCACGAACATTTCCGGTAAGCTCCGTGAGGGCTACGAACTTGTTCGCGGCGATGAGTACCCTGACTACCATGTGCCCACGATTGAAGACGGCCGACATGCTGGTGTTATCAGCGTGGGAGGCTTGTTGCTCGCTCGAATTCCCGAGGAAACCGTTGAGGAGCGTAATGGCTATTACCTTAGCAGAGCGAATGACCAATTGCAGGCAGCTGACAATGAGTTGATGAAGGCTAATGCGCATCATTCGATGACCATTGACCGTCCGGCTCGTCGCTCCCGCGTTTCGTTCGGAAGCCCCAAAGGCTAACGAATCATCTTTTTGAAGGAAACATCAAATGGCAAACGTCAATAAGCCCTTTGGTCTGCGTCCTCTCGGCAATCTGTCCGCTACTGGTGGCCAAAAACAGTACGGATATCTGATTGCTGATAACCAGTCCGGGGCGATTTATCAAGGCGATCTGGTGACCGTGGACAACGGTTACTTGGTCAAATTCAACAACACGGATCACACCGTGGCTGTGGGCGTTTTTAACGGCTGCAACTACATTGATCCGACCACGGGCAAGCCCACCTGGAAGAACTACTATCCGGGTTCTGTCAACATCACCGCCGGCCAGATCGTGGCTGACGTGATTGACGATCCCAGCCAGCTGTTCATCATCCAGAACGCGGGCACCCCCACCCAGGCCAACATGGGCACCAACGCTGACATCACTGCCAGCACCACTGGTAGCAATACCACTGGCGTGTCCAACATGACCATGAGTGGCACTTTCGGGGATACCGCTTCTGCGGGTAACCTGAAGGCTGTGGGCCTGTGGAACGTACCGGGCAATGAGATGGGCCAATACGCCGTTCTCGTTGTGATGATCAACGAACACATGTACGGCAGCACTGGCACGCCGGGCTTTAGCACCTAAGGAGATCAATCATGGCTATTTCACGTGCACAACTGGTGAAAGAGCTTGAGCCTGGTCTCAATGCTCTGTTCGGCCTGGAGTACAAAAACTACGACCAGGAACACACCGAGATTTACTCTATCGAGTCCTCGGATCGTGCTTTCGAAGAGGAAGTGATGGAATCGGGCTTCGGCGAGGCCCCGGTTAAGACTGAAGGCGCTGGCGTCGCTTACGACCAGGCGCAAGAGGTCTACACCGCTCGCTACACGCACGAAACCATTGCTCTGGCGTTCTCGCTGACTGAGGAAGCCGTGGAGGACAACCTCTACGACCGCCTGTCTGCGCGTTACACCAAGGCGCTGGCCCGTTCGATGGCTCAGACCAAGCAGATCAAGGCTGCTGCCGTTCTCAACGGCGCTTTCACCACCTCCATCGGTGGCGACGGCAAGCCCCTCTGTGCGGATGACCACCCGACCCTGGGCGGCCCGGACCTCAAGAACGAGTTGGCCACCCCGGCTGACCTGTCTGAGACCTCGCTGGAGCAGGCACTGATCGACATCGCGGCGTTCACCGACGAACGCGGCCTGAAGATCGCTGTCCAAGGCCTGAAGCTCATCATCCCGAAAGAGCTGATGTTCACGGCTGATCGTATTCTGAAGTCCACCCTGCGGGTTGGCACTGCGGACAACGACATCAACGCCGTCCTGAACATGGGCATGGTGCCCCAGGGCTACACTGTCAACCACTTCCTGACCGACCCGGACGCCTGGTTCATCAAGACCGACGCCCCCAACGGCATGAAGATGTTTGAGCGTGTGTCGATGAAGACTGGCTTCGAAGGCGACTTCGACACCGGCAACGTCCGATACAAGGCTCGCGAGCGCTACAGCTTCGGCTTCAGCGACCCGCGCGGCATTTTCGGCTCTCCTGGAGCGGCCTAAGCGGCAAGGAAAAAGGGGTCTTCGGACCCCTTTTTCTTTTTCAGAACTTGATGTATATTGAGGACATTCCGGGGTTTTCCGGTGTATCTGACAGTCCCGGCTGACGACATGCAGACAGATACACCCCAACTCGCATGTGAGGACCAAAATGGCTTCTACGACTTTTTCCGGGCCAGTAACTTCCCAAAACGGCTTCATTGGCAACCTGACCGGTAGCGTCACCGGTGCTGTCGCCTTCACGGAACTGACCGCCGCTTCCACCCTGACCGCTGCTCAATCTGGCACGGTGTTCTTCCTGAACTCCGCTACTGAGTTTGCAACCACCTTGCCGGCCCCTGTTGCTGGTCTGGCCTACACGTTTATCGTCAAGGCTGCTCCCTCCGGCGCAAACTACACCGTGGTTACCGCTTCGAGCGCCAACATCATCAAGGGCCAGGCCTATCCCGCCTCTGGCGATGCGGGCGACACAGGCACTGCTGATGACACCATCTCGTTTGTGAGCGCTGCTGCGGTCGCTGGCGACATGGTCACTGTCATCAGTGACGGCACTTCCTGGTTTGCCAAGGCTTTCTGCGCAGTTGCTGCTGGTGTGACGTTCACTCAAGCCTCTTAATAGGAGGCAGCCATGAGCTCCAGCAATATCCAGGCAGTCACAAAGACTGCCGATGCGCATGCGATTGCGGGGCGAACTCGCGTCGCGGGCATCTACTTCACGTGCAGTGGCACGGCCTCGTCGTTTACTTTGAGAGACGGCTCGGTCGTGGGTGCGACGGGGCTGATCACGATCACCACTCCGGCCGCTGCGGGCGCTTACGACATCATTCTTCCCGACCTGGGAATTTTGTTTTCGAACGGCGTCTTCATCGACGTGAACGATGCTCAGGTCACCAGCGTCACTCTTCTGTTCTACGGTGGGGCGGCTCAGTAATGGCTACCAAAAAGGGCATGGGCATCAAGACCTCGGTCAAGAGCGGAAATTTCCGCGCGACCAAGGCGGGTGCCGGCATGACCAAAAAGGGTGTGCAGGCTTATCGCAGCGCAAACCCTGGTAGTAAACTACAGACCGCTGTAACTGAAAAGAATCCGTCGGGTGCGCGAGCCAAGCGTCGTGCTTCGTACTGCGCCAGATCAGAGGGCCAGATGAAGCAGTTTCCAGAGGCTGCAAAGGACCCCAACAGCCGCTTGCGCCAGGCGCGAAAGCGGTGGAGGTGCTAGGCCATGGAGATGATGGTTTGGAACGTGGTCTTGACTGCGATTGTGGGCGTTATGGGGGTCTTGTTGAAGAGCAAATTCGACGAGGTGGGCCGACTGGGCATTCTCTTGAACAGGACTCGCGAAGAGGTTGCAAGGGACCATGTCACGCGCAAGGAAGTCGATGACCGCTTTGACAAGTTTTTGAGCCATGTGGACCAGCGGTTCAACAGGCTTGAGGTAAAGCTAGATGAAATCCGAAAGGCTGGGTAGAGACATGAAAGCAAAGATGCAGATGGTCAAAAAAGGGGGCAAGACGGTCCCGGCTTTCGCCGCTGACGGCGTGGGCAAGATGAAAAAAGGTGGCATGGCAGGCATGCACCGGATGCCTGATGGCACGATGATGAAGAACTCCGCGATGGCCGACAAAATGGGTCGCGCGGTGAAACGTAAATCGGCCGACGTCAAGGGCCGAGCAATGAAAAAAGGAGCTTGATCATGGCAGGTAAAGGAATGGGTTGTGCCACTCGTGGTGGCGGTGCCGTGATGAGCGGCCCTAAGAATCGCATGATGTCTGAGACCAGCCAAACGACTGGTCCGATCATGATGAAAAAAGGTGGAGCTGTGAATCAGCACAAGCGCATGGCCATGGGCGAAAAAGTCAAGGGCATGATGGGCGGTGGCATGATCAAGGGCTACAAAAAAGGCGGCATGTGCTAAATGGCGACCTCCGGCACAACCACGTTCAACCTGTCGATTGACGACCTGGTTGAGGAGGCATTTGAGCGGTGTGGCATGCGGCCGCAGAGCGGCTATCAGCTGTCTTCGGCACGCCGATCGCTCAACTTGCTGTTCCTCGACTGGGCCAATCGCGGGCTGAACCTGTGGACCATTGAGCAGGCAACGTATGCATTGACCCAAGGGATCAATGAGATCACGTTGTCGTCTGATACGGTCAATGTGCTTGAAGCCATCATTCGGCAAAACAACCAAGGCATCAACACGGACGTGTACATCGAGCGCATCAGCCGGGAAGACTGGCTGAACGTGCCCGACAAGACCACGCAGGCCCGTCCTGCTCAGTTCTATGTGCAGCGCACCAACACCCCCAAGGTGTTTTTCTACCCGGCTGCGGATCAGAACTACACGTTCGTCTATTACCGGATTCGCCGCATCCAGGATGCTGGCGATTACACCAACGATGCTGACGTCAACTTCAGGTTCTTGCCTTGCCTCGCCTCGGGCCTTGCCTACTACCTGTCATTGAAGTTTGCCGCTGACCGCGCAGCGGCGCTCAAGGCCATCTACGAAGAGGACTTCCAGCGCGCTGCGTTGGAGGATCGTGACACTGCCAGCGTGCAGTTTGTGCCTGACGTAGGGTTCTGACATGGCCTACGCAAGCGGCAAATATTCCCTTGCACTGTGCGACTTCTGTGGTCAGCGCTACCCCTACAACGTCCTGCGCAAAAATTGGCAGGGCTTCATGGTGTGCCCGGACGACTATGAGCCCAAAGAGCCCCAGCTAGAACCCCTGCGCTATCGCGGTGATGCGATTGCCCTGCGCGATCCTCGGCCCGATCGTATTGAACCGGTGTCGGTCTTTGTTGGAGCGCCAGGCTTTACTGCATTCCAGAGCTACGGCAGCGCCCGTGGCACGAATGACATGCGTCCCTATGTCGAAGGCCAGGCTCTGATTGCGCAGGGTGTCGTCGGTTCAGTGACTGTGAGCACATCATGACCTACGATGAACTTGTAACCAACATTCGAAACTACACCGAGGTGGACGCTAATGTGTTCTCCAACTCGGTGATCAACACGTTCATCACGATGGCGGAGAACCAGATTCTTCGCGAGATTGACCTGGACGTTTTCAAACTTGAGGTCGCGGGCAACATGACCTCGGGCAACAAGTTTTTGACGGCTCCCTCGGACATCCTGACGCATCGCTACTTGATGGTCACCGTGTCTGGCGACCAGGTTTTCCTGGACTTTCGCGACACCTCCTTCATGAAGGAGTACTGGGCGGACGGGACGGTCACCGGGGTGCCCAAGTACTATTCGGTGTGGGACCAGAACACCTTCTACATTGCCCCGACGCCGGCTCAGAACTACGTGGTGGAGCTGGGCTACATCTATCGCCCGGTGCAGCTGTCGTCAGCAAACCCGACCACTTGGATCAGCAACAACGCGCCTGAGGCGCTTTTGTACGCCTGTTTGATTCAGGCATACAGCTACACCAAGGGTCCGACGGAGATGCTGCAGTACTTCAAGCAGTCCTACAAGGAAGCAATCCAAGGCCTGGGTGTCGAGCAGCAAGGTCGTCGTCGTCGCGACGAGTACCGCGATGGCATGTTGCGTATTCCCCTCAAATCGGATTCACCTGGACCATGATCTCTGTTCAATCACCCGTCCTTGTTGGGGGCGTTCAAGTCGAAACAACGGACCATCGTGGATGGTCGGCGCAGGAGCTCGCGCAGCGGGCAGCCGACAAGATCATCTACGTAGGCGACCAGTCTCATCCGGCTGTGCGCGACCAGGCCAGGGCCTTCAAAGAAGGCGTCAAGGCCGTGGTTGCGTTCTATCTGAATGAGGCGGTGCAGCAGGATCGTTTGACGATTGCAAATCGCCTGCGTGAGGCGGGATATCCGGACCTGGTCCACCTGTTAGGAGAGTAAAAATGGCATTTAGCGGAAACTACATGTGCACCAGCTTCAAGGTTGAGCTGATGAAGGCGGTGCACGATTTCACGACGGGGACTGGCAGCACGTTCAAGCTGGCCCTGTACGACAACAGCGCGTCGTTTACGGCCGCGACCACGGCCTACACCGCTACGAACGAGGTCAGCGCCTCGGGTTCGTATTCGGCGGGGGGCGGGGCGCTCACCAACGTGACGCCCACCAGCTCTGGCACCACGGCGTTCACTGATTTTGCGGACCTGTCGTTCACCAGCGCGACCATCACGGCTTATGGCGCGATGATCTACAACGACTCGGCTGCGGGCGATCCGTCGGTCTGTATTCTGGACTTTGGCGGGGCCAAAACCTCGACCAGCGGCACGTTTACGATCATTTTCCCGACCGCTGACTCGACCAGTGCGATTATTCGTATTGCGTAAGGAGCGCAGGTGGCAGATGCAACCGTTGCGTTCCAAGGTTGGAATGCCTCTG